CGCCCGAATGAATGAATTGTTTCCCGTAATCCGTAACGCGCCAAAATCCGACGCGCCCGGAACCGTCTTCGCGAATGCCTGTTTCCTTTTCAATAAGTCCCCAATACGCAAGTTTTGCGAAGTCGGCCGTTTGATGCGGTGACAGGTTTTGTTCGCGTACGAAATCCGGCCATGAATGAAAGACGCCTTCCGACGTTGTGAAATCCCGTTCAAACTTCCGAAAAAACAGAATCAGGCAACGCGCCATTTGCGAATGAATTTTCCGCCGATACGTTTTGACTAATTGCCCGCAACAAGGACAAGACGCGCCCTCCTGAGTCTCCATCAACTGTTTCAGGATTTCTGACGCCTCGGAAACCGTCAAAAACCCCTGCTTCAATGCTTCGCGAAAAAGAGCCGACGCCGGCAATGCGCTTGAAGGGTTGTTGTTTTTGCAATGGGTTTGTTCGGGTTTGCGCGGCGGGTCCGGCGTCGGCTCAAAATCAAATTCTTCTGTCGTCATTGTGGCGTTTCCTTTCTTGTTGTCGCGGTTCTATTTCTTCAAGTCCGCGTGTTCGTCTTCTGTGTAATGGATTGAACAGGCTTCACATCTCGAAAACCAAGGCGCCGCATATGGACGCGCGATTGCTTCCCGCAACGGCAAGACGGCGGCTTGTTCCAAACAGTTGGAGCATTTCCGCGCGTCGCCGGAAGCAACGCGTTTAATTCCGTACACTTGCGCCGGCGGAATCCAGTAAAGCCAATCCGCCCCAACGGTAACTTGCCCGGCTATGTCGATCCCAAAACCGGACTTGGCAACAGAAACGCTTTCAACCTCAACGGAGCGTTGAGAATCCGTCTCTGGATGCCTGAAAAAGCAAACCAGTTTCATGCAACCCTTTCCGCCACTTGTTTGATATGCCATTGCGGCAAATCAAGCGGCATTGCTTCGCAACCATAAGCGGCGGCGTTCTTTTCCTCCGGTTTGATTGTCAACGCGCGGTTGATGATTTCGAAGCGTTGACACAGTTCCGCGTAACCAACTTCAAACGCTTCATCCGTCATGCGGTAAACGGCAACGGCAAACGGCGGCTCTTTTTCTTGCGCAATGAAAAAGAAATCATCCCGCCGCGCCCGTTTTCCTTTTTCGCCGCCTGGAAAAATGCTGTTCCAAATGAAACGGTATAACGTCGCTTGCCGGTGATACCCGTAATTCGCGGCGGACTTGCAAAAGCCTTCCGGCGATGCGTCTTGCGTCGTCTTGTAATCCGCCAACGCCGCAACCGGAACAACGTCCGCGCGCATCTTGCAGAAATAGCCGCGCCCGTCGAAAGCCAAGTTTGCGAAAAGCGAAGCCTCCCGCGTTTTCAACTCCGTCAACAACGACGCGGCGAACGGATGCGAGAAAACCGCCGCGCCCATCGCAAGCGTTTTTTTGTCATCCTCCGGAGAAATGACTTCCAAGCCTTCCGCCTGTTTCTCTTTCCTCCATTCCTTGCAATAATTTGCGTTCCAGTTCCAAGGCTTGTTGACGGTGATTTCCGGCGCCTTTTTGTCGCCTGGTTTCTTTTCTCCCTTGGCGGTTGCCGGATACGTTTCCGGTGTCACGATTGCTTTGACTTCCTCCGGAGTCAAAATGCGTTGATGACACCAACGCCCAAACCTCAGCGCCTCCGTTTCCTTCTGCGCGTCCGGGTTTTCCAAATAGGCGCGGAAATGTTGCCAAGTAACCGCGCGGCCAAGCATTGAATTCGAAATGCCATCGCTTGCGAGATAATCGGAGAAATTCAAACCGGGGCGGAAACCTATTTCCTGCGGCTTGTATCCGAAGTTCAAAACGTTGAGAAATTGCGCGCTCATTGCATTGATTCCTTTGCTTGCATCAAATCGTTTTCCAGTTCTTCGATTTTGTCTGTTGCTTTGGACAACTCCGCGTCAATACGTTCCGCGATTCCCGCCGCTTCCGCCGCAATGCCGCCGGCTTCGTTCGCCGTCGTCAAAATGGCGTCTTCGGTTCCTGTTGTATGATTCAAAGTCATTCCGTTGAAACTCCTTTCTTCGCCATCAATTGCGCCAACAAACCCGCCTTTGCGCCAACAAACCTTTTCAACGTGGACGGCGGAAAATCTTCAACGCTTCCGATTGAATCCGCGTCTTCAAGCATTCCGGAGTCTTTCCCCCAAGACAAAAAGTCGTCAAAAGAAGCGCCGGACTTTTCCAAAATCGCCATGAATTCGCTTTCTAACGCATCGACGTCTTTCGGCGTGTAATGTGCCGTCTTTTCCGGTTCGGCGGTTTCTGGCTTGCGTGGCGGCGCGGATTTGCGGGTTTTTGCCGGTTTCGTCGGTTCCGCGTCCCCAAAGCCGCTTCCAGGCGTCGCATTTTCAAAATTCATTGGCAATTCATCGTCCGAATTGCCGTCCTGATCGTTCGGAACCGGCGGCGTTGATGTTGCCGACGCCTCCGCAGCTTCAATATCAACAAACGCGGCGGAAGCCTTGTCCGGTTTTTCAGAATCGGCGGCTTCGATGGCGGACGAAACTTCGGAAGGCAACGGCAACCATTTTGTGTGACGCCGGAAAACCGTCTTTTTCGCCATTTCGCCAAAATGGGTTTTCCAAGGCCCAGAGTTTCCGGAGCGCGACGCGCGGCGGACTTCCTCAATTTCTTCCAATGTCATAACTTCAAAAGAATCGCCTTCCGTCGTCGTAACGTAAGAATACGCGCCGACAACCTTTCCGCGCGGTTTTCCAAACGCAAAAGAGTGTTTCAAATACTTGTTCCCTCCTTGGGAAAATTCGAAATCGTCATTTTCGCAAACAACGTCCGCTTGAATGTCAACGACACCCGGCGCGCGGCGGACGCATTGGACAAGTCCCTTGTAATCAACAACCAAAGTGCAAGTTGTCACGCCGGCGCGTCTGTCTTCAAACGGAATTAAGTGCGCGTCGCGTCCGTTCGGCTCAATGCCCATTGCCGCCAAATCCAACAGGCATTTAAAAACGGAAGCTTTGGAACAATCCGCAAGTTTTGGCGTGTTCATTGCAGCATTTAGCGCGATTCGAACAAACCTTTCGCCGGCAATGTGCTTCGGCAAAAGTCTGTCCAGTTGCGTTTTGAATTGCGGCGAATCCAACCAATTTTTCAACTGGTTGTTGGATGTTTTAGTTATGGCGTTCGTTGGCATGTTTCCTTTCGTTTTTTTGTTTTGGTTTAATCTGTTGGCATTGTGCATTGCGGACCAAATTCAATAGTTAGCGTCATTCACGGCTTATGGTTGCCAACAATCAACGCCAACTTTGAAACCTTGTTTGCAACCCTTGGTTTTTGCATTGCCCAAAAATTTCAACTTTGATTTTCATATCGCAAGCCGGCGTTCGGAAGAAAGGTTGTGTTCGATTTCCGCCCATGAAAGTTCTGAATTCTCGTTGAGCATGCGAACAACGGCGGCGGCAATTTCCCGCCGAATAAAACCGGAATATGCAACCCGCTCTGTTGGCGTTCCGTCTTCCTGGAATTCGCGTTCAATGACGTCAAACGTTGAACCTCCGCCGCCCGGAACAGACGAACCAATGCGTTTGAAGAATCGCGGCGTTTCCTTTGCCATGTCCGACGTTTACAACAAAGCGGCTTCGTTAGTCAACGGTTTTTTTTTCCGCATTCGGAATATGCGCCACAATCTTTGGCGCAAAGTATGGAAGCAACGCCGGCGAAAAGACGTCCGAATGCGCCGCGCTTGAAACGTCGAAATCTTCCTGTTTGTTGAAGTTGCGAACGCGCCAGTCTTTTCCTCTATAACCGCGCGCGCCCATGTTTCCCCAAGGATGAAACCAGAGAAACCTTGCAAGCCTAACAGGGGCGTCCGATGGCGAATGCCAAACATCAACGCCGCCGAACCTTGGCGGAATCGGGGCGTCCGAATCCAACGCAGGATTGATAAAGACGGCATGCCGGCAATGCGCGCCAATCCAACCCGCCTCCGTAATGATGTTGCAACCGTTTGAATGCCCGATAAGAACGTCTTCCGGTTGCGTCATTGCGGCAAGTCGCCGCGCGTAACGCTTGTTGTTCAACCGGACGCGTAGAAGAAAAATCCAACCGTAATCAAATTGCGCGACATTGAATCCGGCTTTCTCCAAATACGGTTCAAGACGGTCAACGGTTCCCGCTCCGTTATCCCAAACGTTGAAACCATGAACAAGGATGGCGCGCGGTTTCATTCCTCCGGTTCTGGTTGAGGCTCATTCGCCGGCGCTGGAACTGGCGCGCGACCAGTTAAGCCGGAAGCAACGCCGCGCGTTGCAGCTTCAATCAAGTCGGCTTGCGGATCCGATGCGATGTCCGCGTCAAATTCAAATTCTCCGGTTTCCGGATTATATTTTGCAACAGTCTTTGCCCGTGTGGACATGCCAAGCCGCGCGTCCGTAAACCTAGCTTGGCTTCCATCGGTTCGCGTGATTTTGCCGCGCGTTATTTTGCATCCAACAGCCTGGAACATGGCGGCAACAAGGATGATTTGAACGAGGATTTTTTTCATTGGTTTGTTTCTTTCTGCTCGCTGGGAGATCCCATCCAGCGCGGGGTTTGTAGGGGAGGTCTGGAATAACTACACTGCGAATTTACCTGAGTATTGCGACCAGCGCACCAGCTGCGCCCACGATACCGAATATGATGGCCATCAGCTTGCTCGCGCCTGCTGCGCTTCCTTCAATGGATCTGATCTGAGCCTCTAGCGCATCGGCTTTAGACCGGGTGTCGTTGAGTTGGTTCCACAGTTCGGCGATGTTGCGCTCAGCGTACTCGCTCCGCTCAGTCAGCTTCGATATGGCCCCTGTCTGCTCTGTCATCAGCTCGCGAACCGTTGAGTTCATTGAGCGGATCTCGGCGCGGATCTCGGCCAAGTCGCTCTTTAGATGTGAAAGTAAATCGGCGCTCATGTCTCAATCCAGTTCTAGCACAAGGTTGGTTTCTATGGTGGAACAATGTGTCCCGAAAAATACATCTAACCAAGCGCGGCAACTTTTTGAAAACGCTTTGTTTGTTCATGGTTCAACAAAGCTTTGACTGTTTTAGTTTTGATTGCGCCCGTTACCAGGTAATGCGCAAAGCCTTTGCTTCCAGACTGGTTCAACAACGGAACGTGTTCCAACCGTTCGTTCAAAAACGTTTCGCAAAATGAACGAATGCGCGCGGACGACAACAGGCGGCAAAACGAAATGTCTTGAAACCATGCAGGAATATGCCAACTCGAATCTTCGCCTTCCAAGACTTCGGCAATGTAATTGTTCAAATCCATCCCTTCCGGCAAATCCTTTGTGAAATGGAACAACGAGCAAAGTAAGTCCGCCGGATTGCGAACCAAACAGATTGTGAACCATCCATTTTGGCGAAACAGGGAATGCAATTGCTCATCGAAAACTGCGATATGTGCATGCGCGTATTGGTCGAACTTGGGAAACTTCGCGATTTCCTCCAATTGTTCGCGGGAAAAATCATGCTTTGCGTCGTCGTCCAATCTATGGACGAAATATCCGCGTCGGTTGCAAGTTTGGGCGAGGACTTGGTTGGCGGTTGTTCCTCCGCTTTTGACAATGTGAAGATAAAGAATTTTCATTTTGGAAGCATGCCTGCCAATGCGACTTGGTAAGGATTCCGCGACGTTTCAAGCAAATGCCGGACAAGGCGTTTCAATGGCGCATGTCCTGGCGTGTTGTGGAACATCTGCACATGAAACGAAACCAACGGTTTGCCGTTTAATTCAATGCCGTCCTTGCCTTGGGAAAAACCCAACAAGTCCGACAATTCCGCGCCGGTTTTAGTTGTGTTTTTCAAATCCTCCGACTGATGCCAAACCCGCCAAAAGCCGAAGTTATGAGCCGGCGACAATTCCGAAACGGAAAAGCCCGCGGCGGCGGCATTGTCCAAACATTGCTGATCCATGAAACGCGATTCATGCAAAGCAGATTGAGACCACCACTCAACAAACGGCATTGAGGAGATAAAAACGCAACCCGCGTTGTAACGTCCAAACGTTTCCGCCGCGCCTTTCCATTTCGGAGAATGCCAAGACGGAGTAAACGCAACGTCTGTTTCGATTTTGTCAACGACAGGTCCGGCGGCAATGAAATCGGCGTCAAGAAACAGCGTGTTGTCAAAAATCTCCAACGCGCGGCGGCAAATGTCCATTTTGACAAGGCATGCCGGCGGACAATGCGGGTATTCGTCGCGCGGCCAAGTCTTTAACCGCTTCGCTTCAAAGTTTTGTTGATAAAGCCAATCAAGACGGGAGCGCGTCGCAAGCTTGAACGGCAAAACGTTTTCAAGCCGAAGGCTTCGAATCTTCCGACAAACCGCATCGTCGCCGGCAACTAGAATTGGCCGGCGCGTCCGCGACCGTAGCGAACGAATCAACAAAAGAACTTCCGGCAAAAAGTTTTCTGTTGCAACCGTCGCGAAAGACTCAATTGACGTTGCCTTGTGTTGGCTTGGGTTGCTTGCCGGATTTTCCCAACGGCCTGGCTGTTCGACTGGTTTTCCGGATGAAGCTTGAACCGCAAGTTGAATTTCGGATTCATCAAAATGCCGTTTTGCAAACTCCATTGCCTGCCGTTCGGCTTCGTTAGCGGAAAGCTCGACTTCGCTTCGCTTTACAAGCGTATGAACCGCTCCAAACGTGTAACGGTTTGCCTTCACAAATTCAGCGGCGTTTGTTGAAGTCGCATTGTCAAAGGCGACAACGTCGAATGATTCCCCGTAACGTTTTTCGGCAAACGCGCGCAAGATTACGCTGGCGTCGTCGCCTTCTGAAAATATGAAAACAAAGCGTTTCATTTTTAGGAAAGGTTTAACTTTTGAGAAACTTCGTAAAGGTTGCCGCCGCGCGCTTGGAATTCAAAAACGTCGATGTCGCCGCCGCCGGTTGAAAGCGTTGGCGCGGTTCCTCCCGCCCATTTAAAGACTGCATTAAATGATAGCGTCCGCGTTCCAGTTCCGTCTTGGATGACATGCAAAATGTAACGCGCGCCGTTCTTAATGTTAGTTGGCGCGGCCAATGCGCGGTTGCCCGCAAGCGTAACAATCCCAACGCCGCCGGAATCCATATCCCAATTGATTGTGGCCCCATCAACTAGTGTCTGTTCAAGCTCCGGAGAGTTGAGAATCGAAACTGCTTGCGTTTTCGTTCCGTTAATCGTCAACGCAAGGGTTTTTGCGCTCGCAACCGCCGTATAAAACTCAAATTTCGAATCCTCGCTTGTGTCTGTTGCATCCGTCCAGGCGCAATCAATCGCGCCTTGGAAATGGTCCGTTGCCGCCGCGTTATGCGCGTAGAACTGAAACGAGGAACCAAAACCCGCCGCCGGGGTTCCGCCGTTGGAACGGTACGCTTGGAATATTGGAACGGTTGAAGAATCTCCCCCAATTCCTGTTGACTGTCCGCGGATTGTGTAATTGCCGTCCGCCGTTGAGCCAGCGCGAGATGCCCACAACGCCGCTTTATCGCTTGCCGCAGTTGCAACGCGCAATCCTTCCCCCAAGTCGTTGTAAACGTAGGCTCCCCAAGCCGATGCCGTATTCGCATAAACTTGGAAGCAATAACCGGACGATGGCGCAACTTCGGTTCCGCTCCATCCGATATGCACTCGCCCTTCATCGTCAATCCGCATCCGGTTTTGCAAGCTTTGCAAAGTCGTTCCAGAAACATCGGCAACCGAAGTTTTGAAATAGATTGTTCCTCCGGATGCGCTTCCCGTCGCTTTTCCTCCCGCAAGTCCTAAATCGCCGCCGGCAATGTCTGTTCCGCTACCGCCGCCGGCGTTTAATGTGCATCCGTAAACCGTCGCGGCTTCCGCTGAATTCAAATACACATTATTCAGATAATTTGCGGATGTGCTTCCCCCGATTACGCATTGATTGCTTCCAATGACGTCGCCGTTTATTCCAATGCCTCCAACAACCCCTACATTGACCGTGCATAAGGCGCCAATCAAAGTTGTTGCGTTGCAAGCGCCTGCTGATGCCGGACCAGTTGATGCGCCTATCAATGTGTTTTGGTTCCCTTGGTAGCCTACCAAATTCGCGCCGGCTAAACGCCCAATAATCACATTGTTTTGACTCGGCCCGGAAGCAGTACCACCAAAATCGCTTTGCATACCAAGGCAAACATTATCGTTCCCTGTCGAATCATAACCGGCTTCGAAGCCAATCATAACATTACGTTCATGCGATGACGAATGCAGCGTGATACCGCCTCCTCCGGCTCTGTATCCGACAAGCGTGTCGTAATCCTGTCCAACGTGCGCATTGCCCGCTTGTTGCCCCAGAAACGTATTGAACGTTGCGCCAGACAAAGAAGAACCCGCGCCTGTACCAACTAGCATATTGCCGGTTGCTGGTTCGCTTTGCGGAATTGCGGAGCCTCCCGCCGGGTCGAATTCTTCAAACGTCAAAGCGGTTGTTCCAACAATTATTGGATTTGCCGTTGTCAACTGCCAAGCGGTTTTGGCAAGCGTTGAACCTTCCTCAATATAGGTTGTCAATCCGGACGTAACGTCCGCGTCTGCGTCTGCGTCGGTTGCGCGCGTCCAAGCTCCGGACGCGGAAACGTAAATTCCGTTTTCTGATCCGGTTGATTGATCTTTAACAAGTACTCGGCTTGACGATGTTGTTACTCCATCAATTGACTGTTCGCCGGAAAGCGTAATGTTGGCAGTTGTTGCAAGTTGGCAAGATTGCTTCCAATCGCTTCCTTCCGCCGCGGTAACGAATGCTTCACTTGCAAGCGTTACCCATGATCCGCTTTGATAGCCTTGAAACTTTCCATCCGTTGAGTTGTAGACTACCGTGCCATTGCTTGGCGATAACGCGTCGCGTTGCGTCGTTGTAAGCGTTTGAATGGTCAAGCCAGCAAAATCAGTTCCGGACCAGTTCAATGCGCCGCGCATGGTATCGCCATGCCGTTTTAGTTTGGTTGTTGGCGTACTCATTTAAATTTCCCTTTCAATTCTTAAACTGCGGTTCAAATCGCGCGCATGGTAAATCAATCAACCCAATCGGCGGCAATCTCTTTCCATTCTGTTCCGTTGAAAACATACATTCCCGCAAACGGCAACGCGTCAACGTTGTTTTCGCTTTGAACCGTCGTCAACAGCGTTCCGCCGGTTGTCGCATTCCGGATTTCGATTGTCGGGTCAACGGATGCTGGCATTTCCAGGCGAACGTTTACCGTGTCGCCTTGCTCCGCGTTTGAAGTATCCAGAACGATGATATGCGTAAACGGGGTTGAATCATACGTGTCTGTGATCGTCGCAAAAACCGTGTAAAGCGAATATGCGGCAACATCAACGGTTTGATTGCCGGCGGCGGTAATTGTTGTGAGGGTTTCCGTATGATCCAAATTTGTATAAACCCCAACGCGTTGCCAATAAACTTCATTTGTTGAGGCGGCGTAATCATCGGGGCGAATAACTTCCGGCGATGCTTCCGCCGTTGTTCCGGTGCGCAATTCGTAAAGTGAAACAATATTCCCAATCTCTACCGCCGCCAACCAACCAACCGACGCCGCGCCGCCGGCGGTTGTGATTCCGTCAAGATTGGTTGCGCCGCCTCCCGTTAGCCCGGTTATTGCGCTCCTGTTTTGGACAAATTGCGCGCGGATTTCTTCCGCCGTCAAATAAGAGGCGAGGGAAACGGGAACCATTGCGTTTTCGGAAATAACTTCGCCATGAACTTCCGTTTTCGCTTGTGCGCGCGTTACCCTGTCGCCAACGGCGTTGGTAATCTCAACTTCAATCCAAGCGCTTGCGTTTTCCTGGCCGGCGAGGAAGTCCGCAAGTTCAAATGTGTTGAATTCAACTTGCGATTCCCAACCGTTAGAAATTGCGTTCCATGTTTCTTGGTAAACAACCGGCGATTGCGCAAAATGAATGGATTGAACTTCCGCCGTTGAACCGTCGCCGGCGGTTATTTCTTTGAAGGCAATTCCCGTGTTAGGCGTCAACGCGTTTCCGTTCGTTCCGACATCCAACAACGCCCGCGCGCCGGTTGCGTTCCATGTAATTTTGTAATTGGGAAACGTTCCGGAAACGGTGACAAGTCCGGAGTCCGGTCCGGCGCCGGAATTCAACGCATTCAACGCGGTTTGAACCGCCGCCGCGTTCGCGTTGTAAGCCAGGGCGGACGTTGTCGCGCCGCCAGAATCTTTCAAAGTATAAGTTCCGCCGGTAGGTTCCGCCGCCTTGTTTCCAATCCCGAACTTAACGGTTAACGTTCCGGAACCGGAATCCGCGTCGTAACTGCCCAAACCATCGACAAGAAACAATTGAACGGTTTCAATATCGCCAAGGCGAAATTTTGGCAACCGCGCCGGCGTCGGCGAATCGACGCCGCTTACAAACGCCGCCGCGGGTTCTTGTTCGCTTGTGTTGATGAAGATTTGTTTTGCCATGTCGTTCTGTTGTTTGGATTACGGACGCGCAACGGTTACTTCCAAAAGCAACGATCCGGCGGACTTGTCCAATCCGGCGATGCTTATTTGTTCAATTTCAATGAAATCGTCAACGCCGTTTGCTATGTGGTGAGTATACGTCGTCGGGTTCTGGTTTTGCGGCAACGTATGCTGTTGCGTTATGTCGCCGAAACGGAATTCGAGAACTGAATTTCCATTGTTGCGCAAATCTCCGGCAATTTTGTAACTGAAAACGAGATTGCCGCGCGCGGTAATCTTTTCCTTTGTCCGGATGATTGCGCCAGCGCCAACAGGCATTGCCGTGCCAGCCATGTCCAAATAAAAACCGTTGCCTGGAACAAGGTCGAAATATCCAGGGCCAAGAACGTCAACATTGTGTTGAATCACGTTCCAATTTAACAGAGTTGACGCCGCGCCGGTTCCCAATTCGTCGTCAAAATCTTCAAAAAATCCGGCAAACCCGTCTTCCAAAATGTAAAGCAATTCCGACTTCGTCAAAACAAACGAGTCCGCCGCATTCGCGGCAATCCAAGCGTTTGCCAAAGCAACCAAAGGTCCGCGGATGCGGCGGTTAAATATCGTTTCCGAAGCGATTCCTGCGCGGACTTGCGAAAGGCGCGGCCAATTAAAGTTGCCGCCGCCGGTTTCGTTGTCCGTAAAAAAGAATTGGCTTTCCGATTTAGAAACGCCTAAGCCGCGCCCGAACATTCCGGCGGCTGAATTGTAAATTGAAATCAATTGATTAAGTTGTCGCGTTGAAAGCAACCCGCCGCGATTCCAGAAATCAACCAGACTTTGCGGCGTCCCTTGTCCGGCGTCTGTCGATTCCCCAACAACGCGAATGCCTTCCGAAGCATGAACGACGGAAACGCCATTCCTTCCCCGGAATCGCGCAATGTTGTTGTAAACGTCGCGAAGCCAATAAGCATTTGAACGCTTTAACGGTTTGAAGTTGTCGATTGCTTCAATCATTCGGCGATTACAAACGGCGTTGACGCTTCGAAAATGTCCCCTTTCCATCGGACAATTCGCGTATGCTCCGCAACAATCTTTTCCCCGCCGGCAACCTTGGAAAGATAAGACGCCCGATCCGGAACCGTTGTGTCCGTGTACGTCATTGTCTCTTTGCCTGTCGCGTCAATTATTAACTCCGGTTCTTTGATTGGAATGTCGGTTACTTTTTTGATTTGCGGGGAAACGTTGGGGATAAAGTATGCGTATTCAACAAATGCGGTTACTGCATTCGTTCGCGGGTCGCGCCCGTCTTCAACCTTTTGAAGAAACGTATAAGTCAACGTGTTGTTTCCTGGCGGCGGCAAAACAGGCAAGTCCACAACGACGGTTGTTCCAGACGTTCCAGCGGCGGCGGTTCGCCGCGTCATAAAATTGGTTTGGATGCCGGCGGAATATTGCGTTTGGATTGCGCGAATCAAAACCCTGTCCCCAACAGAAACAGACGGGTTTGCGGCGCAAATGAATGTATGCGTTCCGCCAGAAAGGGAATTGGAGTTGATAACGACTTGCGGATAAGTCTGGTCGCTACTCAACCCTCGAAAAGTGAAGGACATTTGACGCGGCGTTGTTCTAGCAATCGGCAACATTGCATATTCCCGAACAAACCGAACCATTCCGGCGCCTATATGCTGCGTCGGCGTTTCTTCAACCATGTAAAAAACGAAACCGTCAACAATTTCTGTTTCCATAAACGTTGCCGGCGTCCATGAATCCATGCGTTGCAAATACTCCTGTTTAAATGCGCGCGTCGTTGTGTCGCCTTCCGATAAAAAAGGCGCGTAAAAACGTTTTGGTCCGTCTGCAACCGGCGTTGTAAATGTTCCGTCAAAATAACGCGCCATGTTTTTATTGGTTCAAGTCTGCAATGTTGTTCCGGACGGTTTCCAATTGTCCGTTGACGCGTTCCAGTTCTGCGTTTGATCGTTCAACCGCCGCTTCAACGTTCCGCATTGGGTTTTGTTCCGCCGCCGTCAATCGCGACATGCTTTGTCGCAATTGTAACGCGCGGTCAAACAAGTCTTGCGAAGGCTGAAACAATCCAAGCCTTCCCAATCGTCCCGCTTCGGCTTCCAATGCCTGGACGCGTTGCGCGCGCATGCGTTCTTGGAACAAATGCCGCAAATTGATTCCGCCGCCGGCTTGAATCAACCGTTGTAAATATGTCGCCTGTTGTTCCAGTTGAACCGCCGCGCCTTCGCGTCCGCGCCGGCGTTCGGCTTCCGCCTGTTGCCGTATCATTTGAACGCGTTGAGCGCGCGCGCGGTTAATCGCAAAATGCTGTTGAAGTTCTTTCGCTAGGTTTTGCTCCGAAAGTTCTTCAACCGTATGCCTAGAACGGTCCGAACGCGCTTCCTCCCGGTTTTTCGCGGCTTGCGCTTGCCGTTCAAGAATCGAAAGACGTTCCTTTTCCAGAGAAATTTGCCTTTCAATTTCCGCGCTCGCCATTTGTTGCGCGGTTCGCATCCGGTTCAAATGTTCCTCAACATCCGCTTGCGCGTTCGCAATCTCACGCGCTTCCTCAAATGTTGCGCCAGTTGAGAGCGCGCCAAACAGCGCCCATCCACGCGCGGTTAAATCCAGAAACTTTCCGAACTTGTCCGCGACAAATCCCAATCCTTGCGTTCCAAGCGTTCGCAACTTGTTCGTCAAGCGGTTGATTGCGACAAGCGCGCGCTGGTCTGTAATTGCGCCAAGACGTTCCGCGTTTCGGATCATTTCGCGCATACCTTCGGAACCATCTTGAAGCATTGTAACCAATGCCGCGCCTTCGGAATCAAAAGCCTGAAACGCAAGCCGCAACCGTTCCTGTTGGCTTTCGGCGTTTTGGATGACGTCCGCATAATCCGCAAGAATGTCTGTCGTTGAACGCATGTTTCCTTGCGAGTCCCGCAACGAAATGTTGTTTTCTCGAATGACATTTGCCAAGACGCCGGTTCCGCGCGCGGCTTCGCCAATGCGCCTTGTGAACCGTTGCAAACCCATATTTGCCGCGTTCGTTGACACCCCAATCTGATTCGCTTGAAAGTTCCATGCTTGAAGGAAATCTGTCGAAACGCCTAACTTGCTTGATGTGTTGACAAGCGTATCAGCAAACCTTGCAACGGAGGCGCCAATCGACGACATTGCAAAACCGATTCCGAAGAAACCAAGCGCTCCTTTCAATTGCCGCCCCAACCCTTTAGTTGCCTTTTGAGCCTTCTTGATTCCGACAACGAACGGCGAAACGTCCAAACCTAAAATTGCGCGCGCATGTTCTTGCATGGTCTAAAAAATTTTTGTCCGGAGAATCCGGGCAATGCCGGCAATGAATCGTTCAAAGCGAGACGCGCGCGCCTTCCGCCATCCATAAGCTTTCGCCCAAACGTGCGCAAGTTCCTGGTCTAAATACGGACATTCGTTCAACCGTTTACCGACGCAAAAATCCGCGCCGCCCCAACGCGCTGCTTCAATCCGAAGTTCCGTCCGGTCAATTGTTGATTCGTTCTGCATTTTTCTTTCTTAACCAGTCCAACCGGACTTTGTCGGAATTGTTGAACAGTATCGCCTTTGGATTGTAACGCTTCGCCGTTGCGCGCTCCAATTGAAACGCAACTTTGACTGGCAACGACAATACTTCTTCAAGAGGCCAACTGTATTCGGACGATAACGCGTCAACGTGGTTTGCAATCCAAGAATTATATTGAACTTGAAAACCTCCGGACGACGGCGGAGAATCGGCGAACGCGTCGGCGAAGTAAACCGCCAACGCGACGCCAATTTGTTGCCGTCCATGCCGGAACCGCGAAAATGAAAACCGCAACGTATGGCGAAATCTTTTGAAGGTTCGCGCAATTGATTTTCGCGAAGAATAATCCGGCGAAAGAATCCAAAGCAAAAGTTCCAGTTCTTCGGACGACAAATCGTTCGCGTCCGTTGGCATGCGCAACGACAGTTGCGAAATAAACGCAACATGCCGAAGCGTTAACGCAGAAACCGGAACGCCGCAAATGAATTCTGGAATTGATAAAAACGCGCTTTCGCGCCCTGTCGCTTCCCTTTCAATTGCTTCCCGATAACCTGGAATTTCTCCAAAGAAATTCACGCCGGAAAACGTTTAATTGTATTTCTTCCGGAACGAAATGTTGACTTTCTTCTCCCCGTCTTTTGTTTCCGGTTGTCCTACTTCGGAAACAATGAAGGTTTCCGAGCCGATGCTGGTAACGAACGTTTCCGCGAATTCTTCGCCAAGCAAAGGCGGGTCCGTTGACGCAATCATCTGGATTTGCGCCGTGCCGGTAACGAACGCGTCAACAATGACTTGCCCGGACGGTTCGCCAAGTTGATCCGTTTGTTCAATCACGTTCGTTCCGCGCGTAACTTCGACATTGTCCGCAACAAACGTGTCGCCGGTTGACGCCGGAATTTGAATGGTTCGCGAGCCATATTGGACGCTTCCGTCGTTTGATACTGCCGCCATGTTTTAGCCTTTCTGTTCTTGTTCTTGTTTAAGCCGGCCATGCGTCCGGACGAATAGACACAAACCCGGAAAATTCCAAAACTGTAATATCAACATCATTTTCGTTATCTACGGAATACGAAGAACCAACGCCGGTAATGTTGCCAATAACGTGATAATCCAAAGTCGAATTAAGTTGCGTCAAACGCGCAACCCAATCGGCGCAAATCTTTCGAACCTTTGCGCGCCATGTCTTGTGCGTCGTTGAGTCGTCCGCGCGATTCGTAACGATGCCAACCAATAATTGAAAATTCCAGGCGGAGTTGCGGAACGTTCCGGCATTGTCTACCGTCATTCTTCCTGTTTCTTCGCCAATCAAACATTGAATGTTCAAATAAGGCGTTGCCTTCGACGCCGTCGCGCGCGACTTGTAAACCGTCATTGAATCCGGCAACGCCGCGAATTCCGCCGCAATTGCATCTTCAATTGCAGTTTCGACGTCGTAAACGGTTTCAAAATCTGGGGATTGCGCCATGTTATCGCCTTCGCAATGCGCGGTTTCGAATTCGCATGTTTCGCGCGAAATCGCGATTGTAACCGCTTTGAATCAATCTAACTTCGCGAACCATTGCCGAAAGCCTGATTCGCAACGCCGACTTGACGACGTTTCCAAGTTGCGACGCGCCGCTCGCAAAGTTGGACATAATCATTTGAACCTTTGCCGTTCCGGAACCTTGAAGAACGGCATTGCTTCGCGCGCCTTCGTTATGCTGCCGAATCCATGCCGGAACAGACATTTTGTTTCCGCCTGCTCTCGTAATTGGACGAATCCAACCCGCTTTCAATCTTCCAACTCTCTTTTGAACCTTTCGGACATATCGGCGTTTGACGTTCTCCGGAACAATCATTTTGTTGTTTGCCTTCCATCGCCCAATGTTCCGCGTAAAGTCGCCGGCGCGCAAAACCCTTCCGCGCTTGTCGCGGTTAGCATTGTGGAATTCTTCCAAGTCCGAACCGTCGAAACGAACATGTCCCCATTCAACCAAGAAATTTGAACCGTCTTTCCGTTTGAATTCCTGTTTCACAAAGTCCGCGCTTCCATGCCAATCAATTATTCGTTGCATGAATCCGCGTTCTGCTCCGTCAATAATTCTGTCCAAATCTTTTGCAACCGCGCGCCGCCCTTGCGCGTAGCTTTTCGGCGGCGTCCGCTTCATTGCTTGTTGCGCAAACAGGCGGCTTTGCTTTTTCACAACCGCAGTTGAATCTTGGCCTGTCGCGCGTATGTAATCGCGCAACGCAAGGTTCAAATCCGTTGTGTCAATTTTGATTGTTGCGCTCATTTTTCTTCCTTGCACAACAAAACCCAAGAATGCCCGATTGCATGGTCAACCATTTGTTCAATGCGGTAGGTTGTCCCGTTGTACCTGATTTCCCCGCGCAACGCCGCTTTGCCAGTAGCAAACACAGTTTGACGAACAACAATCGTCAAATCGACGTTTTCGATATAGCCGGCGTCTTCCATTTCCTTTTCGATTTCCTCCGAACCTGGAACGCAAACGTAATCCGTCCCGGAATACGTGAATTCAACGGAACCGTGTAACGCTTCAAGTTCTTGGAGCGCGCCCGTTAAATCGCCTTTAATGTCGTCAACTGTTGCCATAAACAAAACCGGCGCCGGCTATCAACCGGCGCCGGCATGCGCGGGAAAAACGAAAGGAAACGCCGTCTTTTACCGCAAAGCTTTACGAGAAACTCGTTTTGATTTCTTCCATTTCGAAATTGACGGATGCGTCCGCCGTTCCGGAATCAACCTTTCCTTCAAACCAAACATCCGTTTTTTCCGAAATGACAAACCCGCCGGTATAGGGCAATTGCGCCTTGTCCGATGCTCCGGGCAAATACCATTTCAACCGCTTCGGCGCAAACGGCGTTGTGACGTCGTCGGCGGATTCGCGGACAAACATTCTCACAGTTGTTTTCTTGTTCGAATCCGAAAAAATCGAAATATGTTTCAACCGGATAGTGTTTCCCGCCGGAACAGAATAGGCGCCGTATTGAGATTGTCCCTCTCCCGCGTCAATCTTGATTAAATCGGTTCCGCCGGCTCCGTTTTCAATCGTAATGTTTCCCGTATTCGCCGCGCCATATGCTCCAATCGTTGCGACGTACGCGCGATTGACGCGAACAAAGGTTGTCGTCGTCGCGGACGACGCGGACGCGCCGGCAAGGGTCAATGTTTCAGAAGCGAATTCCCAATTTTCGTCCAACCCTTCAACGGTTACGGTTTGCGCTCCCGCTCCCGCCGCCGTGTCCGCCGCGTTGCCGCCGGCTTTGACGCGAACCGCCGTTGCCGCTTGCAACCAGTTCAACGCGCCAAGGTTCGTCAACGGCGCAAAACTGGTTCCAATTGCAACGCCGGCGCCAAATTTGTGAATTATTTTTCCAGGCATCGGACGTTTACAATTCGGGGTTCAACTTTTCCTTTTTCGCCTTTGCCGGACGTCCGGCTTTCGCCTTCGGCTTGAATTCGGAAGCCGCGTCTTTTGCCGCCTTTGCTTCCGCCGCGTCGCGCTCCGTCCGCGCCTTGCGTTCCGATGCAATTTGAGCCTTGCGCTTGTCGTCGGCTTTCTGGACGGCGTCGCGGTTCGCTTTTTCTTCGGCTTCCTTGCGCGCCTGGATTTCTTCCGCTTCAACGCGGTTCCGTTCGGCGGCAAGCTTGTTCGCTTCCTCTCTGGAAATGCGGCGTTCCAAGATTTGCGGACGCTTGCGGCGTTTCTTTGAACGATCGAAAGACGGACGCTTGAAAAGGTAAACGGCGTCAAACTTTCCGCCGTCGCCGGCGTTGTCCCCAATATCGGCGGACGTATAGGCTTCCAACGCCTTTTCGCCGTCGCCGCCGCAATATAGAACTTCCATCTGCGGCTTGTCGTCCTTCAATCGGACTCCGACAACAATTCGAATTTTCATCGTTTTTAAACTTTGATTTTCAACCGGCGCCGCCTAGTGAACCAGACGACGCCGGCGACGAGAGTTCCCGCCCCAAATTAGGCGGTAACAAATTTCAGACCAGCAGACGGAACGCCAAATTTCACGCCGTAAAGAACGCCCATGCTGTAAATCAGTTCGCCAGCGCTCAAATCGTACCATTTCCGGAATTGAACCGGCAACCCAAGGTCCGGGATAATGACGGTTTCAACGGAACCGCCGGCTTGCCGGACTTCCTCCGGGGCGTCGACGCCGCGCGCGGCAATCAGCAGATTTGATTTGTGGCAAGCCAAACCATAAGCGTTGACGCTATTGTCATCGCAAGCGGAAGACTCGTAAACGTCGAATCCATGCAACCGCGGAATCCGATGTTCGCCAATGGTCGTTGTTTGTCCGGCGGAATCCGCCGCGTTCAAATCCTTTGCGAGCGCGCCGTATTGCGTCGGGTGAAGAATCAACGAACGGTCCCGTTTGCGCGCGCCGTTGACGGTCAGTTGCGCGGCGGCGTCGGCGACGTCGTCACGGTCAAACGATGCGGTTGCAACCGCTAGTTCCGTCGCGGCGGCGGCGGGATAATTGGTGTCGTTTACCAAATTCCAAACGTCGCCAAAAACTTTATCCGAAATCGCCTGAATCGCCGGTTCAATGAACGTGTCGTTCAAATGAATCGAAGACTTGGAGCGCTCCGCGTCGTTGAATCCCCAAACGAAACCGTAAAACGTATCAAGCGAAATGGTGATTGCCGTCAGCGTTGTGTCCGTCCGGCTATATCCAGACGACAAATCTTGCGCCGTTGGGTTCGTCGGAATGCGCGTCGTAACGCTTTCCCCCTGCGCTTGGATGTCGTCGGAAAAGTCTGTTGTAAACGCCCGAAGCGGCAAGAACGCGTCTTGCAACGCGGGAAGCGTTTCCATTGCGATTTGCGCGAGATTTGCGCCGGCGATTGTGTTTGCCATTTTCTAACCTTTGTTTTCTTTGTTCGGGTTTCGGGTTGCTTGGCTTCCTTGGCGGGAAATCACTTGTGCGGGTTCAACTTGTCCCTATGTTTTTGGTAAAACGCATGCCGTTCCCCAATGGGCAAGCGTTGCATTTCGGCCAAAAGTTCCGCCGTTGACTTGATTCCTTCGCTGGCGGCGTCTTCGGAATGTGCGGCGGCGGCGGCGTCCGCGCCCTGTGTCGCGACAATGTCAACCGCTTCCTCGGATGCGGCTTCGCGAACCGTCTTCGCTTCGGCTTGCAGCTTTTCAACTTTCGCCGTCGCTTCGGAAAGTTGCTTGTTGGCGGTTTCCAGGTCCGCCGTCAATTTCTCGTTCGCCGCCGTCAACGTGTCCGCATGTTCGGACGTTGTTGCCGCTTTTTCTTCGGCGGTTTGGAGTCGTTCCGAAAGGTTCTTGTTTTCGGCTTGGGTTGCTTCCAAGTCCGTTCGGAGCGCGGAAAGCTTTTCGTCAACTCCGGTTACTTTTGCGGCGAGTTCTTGAAGATTCATTTTCGATTGCCTTTCGGGTTTCTGTTGTCGTGGTTTATTGAAAAAACCAAATTGGAAAAACCGTCAACACATAATCGACAAAGCGGCTTTGTTCTATTTTTGCCGCGCGAAAGCGACAACTTCGCCCAAATTCATGGCGGCGGCGTCAATCATTCCAATGGCGGCGGCGTCGTTTCCAAAGTAAACTTGTCCACGCATGTGTTCTGGCGATACGCCGCGCCTGGACGTAACAAAATTGTGAAAAACCTTGGTTGCCGCTTCGATTCGTTCCTTCAACAGTTCGAACTGTTCTGGCGTCATTTCAACAAGCGGATTCCCGGCGACTTTCAACGGGTCCGATGCGATAACCGTAACGTCAATGCCTTGCGCTTTTAAGGCGGCGGCAATGCTTTTGTAAACGGCGTAAGTTCCAACGCTTCCGACGGACGCGGACGGCGCGGCAATAGCGTTGTCAGACGCCGCCATAAGGAAATAAGCCGCGCTTGCCGCCATGCCGGACGTAAACGCAAACGTCGGCTTCAAAGCGTTTTGAATTTGCGCGGCAAGTTCCGGCGTTCCGTTGAATGTTCCGCCTGGGGAATCAATGTCGAAAACGATTGCCGAAACTTGGTCGTTTTTTTCAGCGGCTTCAATTTCCTCCAAAATGTCCGCCATGTCTACAACGCCGAAAAGCTTTTCAATCGGCGATACGTTGACGGCAACGACGCCTTTAATCGGAACAATCGCAACGCCGTGTTCGATTCGCATTCCGGGCAATTCAATCTTGGTTCCGAAGACTTCCGCTTGCCTAGCCGAAACTTGCGACAAGGCTTCAACCCAAGCGTTCGCCGCTTCCGGTGTAATTAACAACGGTTCGCAAAATCGGCTCAATTCTTTAATCATCTTCTTGTGTTGGTTGTGAGTCTTCCGCTTGCGGATTCTTCGGATTTCTTGCGACAACGTCGCCTGGATTAACGCCGGCTTTTTCTGATTCCTCGTTGAGAAATTTCCGGAAAGCAATCTTTTCGCGAATAACCGTTTTCCAGTTTTTGCCCAATGCTTCCGTAACGTCCTGCACAGAAGAGAATCCCGCGGCAACGTTTTGAATTGCCGTGTCGCTTTGATGTTTTGTGTCCGCCGTTAAATCCGCGCCTCCGGAGTATTCGCGCCGGAACCAATCAATGTTAAACGGAATTCTGTTCTTTTTTATCGCTTTCGCAATGCGGAATCCGTCAATGCGTTTCTGGAAAGGTTGAATCGCATGCCGGCGTTGCTTGGCAATGCTCCGGTTCATGCGGTCAATCACAAGCCGCACAACCGCGCCGCCAATGCTCGTTGGATCAACGGCGAAATCGTATGAAGCGCCAATTCCGCAAAGCGCTTCCCGAACGACGTCGCGCCAGAATGCGCGGGAATCGCCTGACGGACGATCATTGCGAAAGGCTTGCAACCCGCCTTGTCCGGCTTTGAACCATCGCACAAGCGCGCCGTCGCCTTGCAAAGAATAGGAATAGACTTCGGGAGTTGTCGTCTCCGCGCCGCCGGAAACAGTCGGGTCCGTCGAACGCGTCAACTGTTTCGCCATGTCAATTTCCGGTTCTCCGGATTCGTTCGTTTCAATCAACCCTTGGTAAGCGCCCAACTTTTGCGCGGCCAATTCAAACTTTTTCGTCAATTTGACGTCTTGCCAGTCGTTGACGCCAGACGCCAACAACGGAACGCCGCGCAACTGGTCCGTTTTGAACGGCATCCGAACCAAAACAAAATTGTTCGCGGAATAAATGACGTCGTCCGATTTGTCGTCCCCGAGAACCTGGTATGCAACCGGCGTTCCGATTCGATTGATAGCAACGCCGTCAATCAGGCGCGCGCCGTCAAACGGTCCGCCTTCAACTTCGTTTTGCCTGTCGCGGTTGCCAATTCTGTGTCCGTTTATCGGCTGGATTTTTCCAATTCCGGACTTGGATTCCGTCAAAACGAAACCGATGTCACCATCAATAATCACGGCAAGCGCGGCAAGGTAACGAATCAATTCCATTGAATCGCCGGTTGTCGAAATCACTTCGTCATTGATCGACAACCAATCTTGTGTTTGCTCGTTCCAGGCTTCCGCTTCCGAAGTAAAGCGCATCGAAAGTTGCGAAGCCAAATCGGCCATTTCCATACAAACGCCGGCAACAACCGGATAATTCGCGAACAAGTAACGCGACAACGTGACAAGTTCCCGCCGGCTCGTTTCGGAAACGAGTCGCGGCGTGTCGTCGTCCATTGAGCGGACGCGCGGACGCGCATTCGTTTGCGTTGCCGCTTCGAACAAGTCGCCGCGTCCTTGGCCGAAGCCGATAACGCGCGGCTTCGATGCAATTGGAAAAGGGTTCGCCGCCATGATTTAGTTTTGATGTTTTCCGGGTCCGAATCGGACTTCCGCCATTGTTACCGGAATCGTTGACGCGTCCGGATATGTCGTCGGGTCAATTTGATTGAGCGCGTACAGAATGCGCCGAATCCGCCGCGTAATGCTTTCTTCCGTTTGAAACTGGACGCCAGTATGCGGCGTGTTGACGGCGGTTCGTTGCTTCGCCGCCGCCAAATCGTTTTGAGCCGATACAAGGTCCGCTTCAAGGTCCGATTGGCTCCGATTGAGGAAATAGTTAATCGGCATAACAAAAGACAAAGACGCCAAAAAGCCGCTTTGCAAGTGTAAACCTACAAAGCGGCTTTGTTTGCCAAGGTTGCCTTGTAACGCCGTCGCCGGCGCGTTCAAGGCTTAATTTTTAGGCTTTCGCCTTTGCTTCGGCAACGCTTTCTTTTTTTGATTTGCCCAACGCTTTGCAGCGCCCGCGCGACCAGCGGCGGCGGCTTGTTCGGACGTCCGCGCCTTGCGTTTTCCGGTTGCCTTGCCGCCTTTAGAAGAAAACTGGCAATTGAAATGTTCGGCGGGTTGTTGCGTGTTGCAACATTGACAAAGGTATTTTTCCGCGTGTTTCATGGTTTTGGGTTTTCTTTTTTTAGTTAGTTGCAATCCATACCAAAAAAAGGAGAACCGCAAACAGGGCAAAGCCGACGCAATCGGCAAACAGGGTTTTTATTGTATAGGGTTTCATTTTGTGTCTCCTTTCAAGGTTGTGGGGCTTACGCCCCGGTTTCGTTTTTGGGTGAGTAACATCCAAGGTAAAGACGGAACAAACCCAAGTCGGGTTTTTCCTGGGCTTTGTGAATCCATAGTTGAGCCGCCTCCATCGTCGGAAATGAAACGTGGTTGCGAGTAACCAGACCAGCGAGAATCCCGCCGTCGTGCCGCTTGTTGAAGTAAACCGTAACCATGCGTCAATGCATGACGCAACCGCTTGCGTTACGCAACAAAAAAGTTCAATTTTTTTTAACGGGAGAATTTGCGGGATTTTCCCGATTGAATGCCTTGTAAGAAAAACCGTCCGCCGCATTCCGGAAAAAGCGGCGGATTATTCGGCGGAATCCTTTTCTTCCGACTTCAACGCGTATTCATCCGGCAACAAGTCGCAAAGCATAGCGCCTAGAATCTGCATTGTTGCCAAATCCCAGGCATGGTTGTTTGTGTTAATCGTTACCCATTGAAGTTTTCCGCGGACGTTCTTCAATATCGTTGACGCCATTTGTTCCAGGTATTGCGCTTCAATTGGGTCTTCTGGGTCCGCGTCCGGTTCTTGCCAGAATCCGCGCCGTTGCAATCCGTCCAGGCGTCCGTTCGCCGTCGTCGTTGAATATCGAATCATATAACAACGATCCGCGTTCTCCCCGCCGCCGCGTCCGCGCTCTGAATCAACAAGGACGGGTTGAGCATAGGACTTTTGAACGCTTCCAATTCGCCTTCCAGTCTTTGGATGTTTTACTGGCCAAAGAAAGAATTCCGCGTCATCGCCTTTTGTCGGAATCCAACCAAAATCACAACAAGCCGCATAGACGCCAGTATCCCCTTTGGAATTAAAACCGGAATCAACAAAACATTTGTTCGCCGCAATCCCCAAGTCCGTGTTGACGGCGTGTACGCCTTCCCAAGAAAACAACTTGCAAAACTTCAACCGGCGCGACATTCCGCCTGGCTCCCAAGCGCGCGCGGAATACCATAACCATTCCGACTGGACGTCAACGGTTGCAATTCGAACGGTTCCGTCTTTGTCTTTTTCTGGTTCGTTTTGAATGACGATTTGCCGCGCCGACGCAAGCGCGCGTTCGGACCAGTTCCGCGCGTCTTCTTTTTGCGTGAATTGCTTTAACAATGAAATGTCGCCGCGCCTCCGCGCGTTGTGTGCCGCAACGAGATTTTCGACGATGCCGGAATGTTTTTTGATTGGGGCGGCGGAAATATGGAAGCAATGCTTTCGCGGGTTGCCGTCGATTCCGTCCGCCGGTTCAATGGTTCCCCGCTTTACGTTCATCCATCTTCCGGTTCGATTCCAGTTCGCTTTGAGTCGCGGAGAATCAATGTGC